AGGATTAATAAAAAAGAGATGGATACAGTTCTGGGAAGAAGACAGCCCTCCCAGTTGTGAGTTTATGATCCAGACCTATGATACCGCCTTCTCCACCAGAACGACAGCAGACTTCAGTGTGATCCAGACATGGGGTATCTTCAATATGTATGATCAGGATGAACAAGGATATGAGAATTACGTCTCTAATCTAATCCTATTGGGTAATATTAAGGGAAGATTTGAATACCCTGAACTTAGACGGCTTGCACAGAAACTCTATAACGACCACAGACCTGATGTCTGCATGGTAGAAAAGAAAGCCAGTGGACAATCCCTGATACAGGACATGAGAAGAGCAGGACTGCCAGTAATGGAATATAATCCTGACAGAGATAAAGTTGCCAGAGTATATGCAGCTTCTCCTATTATGGAAGCAGGTCGTGTCTGGATACCAAAAGGTAAGAAATGGTCAGATGATCTGGTAGAGGAATTAATCAGGTTTCCCAATGCTGCTCATGATGATCAGGTAGACGCAATGACAATGGCAATCCATTATATGAAGGAGTCTTGGCACTTAACACATCCTGATGATCCTGAATGGGATGATGCTCCCAGATCAGAGAAGAATACTTACTGGACATTTTAACTTGTGAAATAGTTAATTTTATGGTATAATAGTGTAGGGATAAAAGAGGAATACATGTCAGAAATTTTCAATAAAGCAGTAAAAGAAGCTGAGAAGCTTTCCACACAAGACAATGCAAAGTCTGTGTTAGATAATATTTATTCTACATTAGGGAATATAGATCCTCCTTTAACCATTGCTCGTAAGCTTGGATTAAATATACCTTCAGGAGAAGATTTAACTACTCTAGTACAAACAGTAGCAGAAGGAGTTAGTCCGGGTACTGATATACGAGAAATAGTAGAGGGATCTGAAAAAATTTCTGAAGGTAATGTTGTATCTGGTGGTTTACAAACATTAAGTGGCTTGGCAGGAGTAGCTATACCTTTTTCAAAACAAATTAGAAGAATAGGAAAAGTAGTTGATGATACTCTTTTAAAATCAGTTAAACCTTTAGATGTAGGTGTAGATGAATCATTATTATCTGGAAAATTTTTAAAAAATTATACTGAAAATGATTTTAATATTCTTGATGATTTAGTTAATAAAGGTAAGGTAAAACTTAAAGGATTAAAAGCAAATAAATTATTAAATGCTCCAATAGAAGGTGGAAGAAATATTGGTGTTAGATTGAATTTAAATTCTGAAATATTAGATGCACCTAAAAATTTAAAACCTAAATTACAAACAATACATGAAAAGACTGCAACTGGTAAAGCACTTTCCTATAAACCTTATGCAACAGTAGTAGGAACAGATAAGAAAAAAGTTAAATTTTATGTTAGTCCTTCAGGAAGAGAAAATATTGCTACAGGAAAAGTGTCAAAACATCCTGCAATGTCTGTAAATGGTGCATATGAACCTAACTTAAAAATATTACCATCTGATCCTAATGTAGTTGAAATAGGATTTAATCCAAAAGCACATCATCTTTTTATAGATTTAAAAACTGGTCAAGCTGTTAAAGAAGCTGATGCTGCTACAGTTATTGGAGATAGGGTATATGCTAAAGGTGTAACTTATTTTAAAAAATCAGAAGCACCTAAACCAAAAACAGCACCAAGTCAAGTACGATATAAAGAAAAGAAAAAAGGAGGACAGATTAGCACAGGATTAGAAGGAATAGGTGAGAATACTATCTATAGATCTAAAGATGGAGAAGGTCTTTCCAGTATTGGTGAATCTATTATAAATAGAGCCACTGGTGGAGATATTATTACTAGTGCTTATAATAGACCTATACCCAGAGTTATATATAGAGATAAGGGAGGAAAGATTAAACAAAAAAAAGATGGTGGTGGTTTATCAAACTTAAAGAAATCTATTAATATAAAAGGACAACCACATAAACTAGCATGGATTAATCCAGATGAAGCTTCTCTCCTAAAAGCTATGGGTGGTAGTGGTAAGAAGGTAGGTGGTATCCCTGCTTATTATTATGATACTATGGCTGCAGAAGCTTATACAGATTTTTATGGTGGAGATGATACAGGTACTGCTGGTGGGACTGAAGATCAAACTGATACTGGAGAAGTATCTTATTATATGAGGGGTACTCCTACGGATAAAGATAATCTTTCTCAACTAGAAGTAAGCTTAGGTTTACCTGAGGGTTCTCTTCATCCAGAAACAGGAATAGGTAGAGGAGGATCAGACGAGTTTGAAGGTAGAAGTGGATTAGCAACTATTGGAGATAGAGCAATAACTTTCCAAGCTCTAGGAAAAATACCGGGTGCTTTAGAAAGATTTAAAGAGTCAATGAGAGATCAAGTACCTGCTGATGTATATTCTACATATTTTAATGCACTACTAGAAAAAACTGGAGATATGGATAAAACTCAAAAAATAGTAGATGCTGCTTTAGCAATTCCCGGTATGCCAGAAGAACTTATTGCTAGATTTGAAGGATCTAAATCATTATCAGGAAAAGGATATATGTTTGGTGGTCCCGCTGAAACAGTTAAAGCTTTAATGGAGACAGATGTACGTAATTCGTTAGAGGCTGCTTTGGATAGAAAAGATAGAGCATTAATGGAGCAAAAAACAACAGATGAGGATAAATATGGAGAAGAAACTTCTCTTATAGGAGTACCGGGATATGAACTAGCAGAATTAATAGAAAAAGGTGAAGTACCCGGAATGTCTTATCAACCAAGAGCAGAATTAACAAATCCTTATGAAAGTTTAGGATTAGCTAAATGGGTAGTACCCGGAGGAATGATAACATCAGGAATTGTAGGATTAATAAATGCTATAGGTGATCTATCTGGAATAGTAGGAACTGTGACAATAGGTGGGAAAGAGTATGGATTAACTGAAGATGGACAAATAGTTGACACACAGATAGCAGAAGCACCTGATACTGGTAATGAAATTGAATCACCATACCGTTCTGCAATTCCTTCACCAACAAAAACAGTTACTGAATCTGTAAAAGAAGCAGGACCAATGGAAACATTTCAAGCAGGATTAAAATCAATAGATCTTGATTCTAATACTGCAAATAAAATAAAAATTTTAATGGATCAATATGGAATTTCAGAAAATCAAGCTAGACAAATGATTGGTTTAGAAATTAATGTAGCATAGGATGAGATATGGCAACAGAAAGAAATCCCTTCGATAAAATACCAGAAGAAGTATCTAATATAATTCCTATGGCTCCAGCCGAACAAACTGATATAGATGCTACTTTTGAAGTAGCTGATGATGGTGGAGTTATAGTTGATTTTGCAAGTGAAGATATAGTTATGGAGCCTTCCGAAAGTATTGCAGAATGGTATGGTGATTTATGTGATACACTTGATGAAAATGAATTATATGAAATATCCAGTAATGTAATAGAAAACTATCAGGCAGATAAAGATTCCAGAGGTGAATGGGAGTCTATGTTTGAAAGAGGATTTGAATTACTGGGACTTAAACTTCAACCGGGATCAGAACCTTTTGAAGGAGCCTGTACAGCCGTACACCCACTCCTGATTGAGTCAGCCGTTAAGTTTCAGTCTAAAGCTTCAGGAGAACTCTTCCCTAGTTCTGGTCCTGTCAAAGCTAACATTATGGGTAAGCATACACCCGAAAAACAAATGCAAGCTAATCGAGTACAGAACTTTATGAACTATCAGTTGACTGAGCAGATGCCAGAATACTTTGATGAGTTTGAAAGAATGCTGTTCCATCTTCCCTTAATAGGATCTGCTTTCAAAAAGATATACTATGATTCAACTTTAAAACGTCCTGTCTCTGAGTTTATACCAATAGATCAGTTCTATGTGTCGTACTTCGCTACTGATCTTAGGAATGCAGATAGATATACCCATGTTATTTATCGTAGTCCTGTAGAAATAGAAAGAGATATAAGAGCAGGAGTTTACAAAGATGTGGAACTACCTGAACCTAATCAGACAAATGTAACATCCTTTACAGCAAAGATGGATACAATACTAGGTATATCTCCTAGTTCAGATAAAGATCCCCAATATATATTACTTGAGCAACACTGTTATCTGGATATAGAAGGTAAAGATCAGTCATTACCTTATATCGTAACAGTAGAAGAACAAAGTAGAATAGTATTAAGTATTCGCAGGAACTATGAACAGACTGATCCTAATATGGAAAAGAGAAGTCACTTTGTTCATTACAGGTTTGTACCCGGATTTGGTTTTTATGGATTGGGCTTGATACACTTCCTTGGTAATTTAACAATGAGTGCAACCGCTGCAATGAGATCCCTGATTGATGCAGGACAATTTGCTAATTTACCCGGAGGTTTCAAGGCCAAGGGAATTAGAATCGTTGGTGACAATGAACCTATTTCCCCCGGTGAGTTCAAGGAGGTTGAAGCAACTGGAGTAGATCTTGCAAAGGCTATTATTCCTCTCCCCTATAAAGAGCCTTCCTCTACTCTATTCCAGATGTTACAATTTGTAGCTTCTGCTGGTCAGAAGTTTGCAGACAGTACAGAGCAGATTGTTTCTGATGCTGCCTCCTATGGACCCGTTGGAACTACAATGGCCCTCCTTGAAGCAAGCAGTAAGTTCTTCACAGCTATCCATAAACGAATACATAAATCCCAGAGAGATGAGTTTAGAGTTCTTGCCAAGATAGATTATGATTATCTTCCAGAAGAATATCCTTATGATGTTCCTTTTGAAGATCGTAGTATATTTAAAAATGATTTTGATGGCAGAGTAGATATTGTTCCTGTATCAGATCCTAACATACCATCTAATGCCCATCGTATGATGATGGCTAATATGGCTATGCAAATGGCACAGCAATCACCTCCCGGTATGTTTAATCTGGAAGCTCTGAACAGAACAATT